GAACTCACGTTTTAAAAGCATTATCGCTTGGGGCAACAGCATGTAGCTTTGGAAAAGGTTTTTTATTTGCACTAGGTGCTGGCGGACAAGCTGGTGTAGAGCAAATTTTAAAAAGAATGAGAGAAGAAATAAGAAGAGATATGATTTTACTAGGTTGTAAGAGCATAAAAGAGCTAAATAGCTCTAAAATTGCATATAGGTGATGCAAAAAAACTAATATGCAAAAGTGACAATTTATTTTAGGCTTAAAATATGAAACTTGCAAAAAATTTAGAAAGATTGGGTACAGAAACTGCTTTCAGTGTGTTAGCTGAGGCTAAAAAACTTGAGGCACAGGGAAAAGAAATGATCCACCTAGGTTTAGGACAACCCGATTTTAAAACTCCCCAACACATAATGGATGCAGCTAAAAAAGCTATTGATGATGGACATCATGGATATGTTTTAGCGAACGGTATCACAGAATGCAGGCAAGCTGTTTCTAGAAAAATAAAAAGTTTATACAAAAAAGATGTAGATGAACTTGTACCAAATAAGTTGAACTATGATTGGGAAGAATTGAGAGAAGACATACTAGAGTATGGACTCAGACACAGCACACTGTCTGCACAGATGCCATCAGAGTCTTCTTCAGTTGTTTCAAATGCTACTAATGGTATTGAACCACCAAGAGATCTTATCTCAACTAAGAAGTCTAAGAAAGGACCTCTTAAACAAGTTGTACCACAGTATGCAACACTTAAAAATAACTATACGTTGCTCTGGGATATGCCTGGTAATACTGGATACATAAACATCGTTGCGGTTATGCAGAAATTCTTTGACCAAGCAATCTCTGGTAACTGGTCTTACAATCCACTTCAATATGAGAACTCTGAAGTTCCTACATCAGTGATGGCACAAGATCTATTAACAACTTTTAAGTATGGTTGGAAAACATCTTACTATCAGAATACATATGATACCAAGTCTGACATAGACGAACCTGCACATCCTATTGGTTGGAAGGATGATGTACCAGAAGATAATAACAAAGCGATATCCAATCTACTAGAAGACATATTTGCAGAACAGGAGGAAGCTTGTGACAGCTGTGCTATCTAAAGACCCAGAAGGTATGACAGTATTCAACACAAAAGCTGTTGATACTACTAAAGGAAAAATGTTTTTCGGTCCTCCATTGGGAGTACAAAGATATGATAAGTTTAAGTATCCTATCTTTGATAGATTGACACAAACACAGTTAGGTTTTTTCTGGAGACCAGAAGAAGTATCTCTACAAAAAGATAGAGGAGATTATCCACAATTAAATGATGCACAAAAACACATATTTACAAGCAATCTTAAATACCAAATCCTCCTTGACTCCGTTCAAGGTCGTGCTCCTGGTATGGCTTTTGCTCCATACTGTTCATTACCTGAGCTTGAAGGTTGCATGAACATATGGCAGACTATGGAGATGATTCATAGTAGATCATATACACACATTATTAAGAATGTATATCCTGATCCATCAGAGGTTTTTGATAAGATTCTTGATGATGATAAGATACTTGCTCGTGCAGAGTCAGTAACCAGAGCATACGATGAGTTTATTAATTATGCACATGAGTATGATCAAAGTAACATGTGGAAAGAAGGTTGGAGAGACTCTCCAACATCTGAATGGACACTCAGAGATTTAAAAAGAAAACTTTATAGAGCAGTTGCTAATGTCTACATCCTTGAAGGAGTCAGATTCTACGTATCCTTCGCTTGTTCCTTCGCTTTTGGTGAACTTAAACTCTTGGAAGGATCTGCTAAAATCATATCTCTCATTGCGAGAGACGAGTCACAACACATGACAGTTACACAGAACATTCTTAATAACTGGAAAAAGGGTGACGATCCAGATATGTTAGAAATTATTGAAGAAGAAAAGGAGAATGTATATAAAATGTTTACTGATTGTGTAGAAGAAGAAAAAGATTGGGCGAACTATCTATTTAAAGATGGATCTATTATTGGATTAAATGATAAACTCTTACATAATTATGTTGAGTGGACTGCTAATCGTAGATTAAAATCAATAGGATTCAAACCTATATTTGATACACCTATGGCAAACAATCCATTACCTTGGACAGCACATTGGTTATCTTCTAAGGGTATGCAAGTTGCACCACAGGAGACAGAAGTTGAGAGTTACATGGTAGGTAGTATCAAACAAGATGTAAAGAAAGATACCTTTGCAGGTTTTAAATTATGATCAAAGATTATGATGATAGTAATTGGAGGTCTGAATACATTGATATTAAAGGTAGACAATTAACTAAGAGACAGGTTGAGTTACTAGAGAAAGGTCCTGATTCTCTTTCATCTTCATGGATATTAGGTGCAATGCACAATGAATGGAAAAGAATCAAAGGATATAAAGATAATTATCCAGAAGAAAATACTGGTCAGTTACAATCTTCTATGAATGAATGGGAAAAGAGTATAAAAAAATATAAAGATAGTGGTATCTAAATAAGAACATAAATAATAGTGAGGATTAGATTATGAAACAGTGGCAGAAACTGATCAGGGAAGTTACGAGAACGCCTGGACCTATCAGGGTTCAACTTTTTCTTCTGATGACATTAACAACTTCTTCGGTTTTGTCTACAGGATTACAAATTTACAAACTGGGAAGCAATACATCGGTAGAAAATACTTCGTACAAAAACGAAAGCCTAGAAGTGGCAAAAGTAAACGGAGAGTTACGTCTGAGAGTGACTGGAAAAAATACTACGGAAGTTCTCCAGAACTTAAAGCCGATGTTAAACAATTTGGTAGAGAAAACTTCAAGCGAGAAATCCTCTCCCTCCATGAGTCCCTTGGAAAAGTAAACTACGAAGAGACTAAACAATTATTTTTAAATAATGTATTACAAGAGACTCTAGAAGATGGGTCTCCAAAGTATTATAACAGTAACATCTTAGGACGTTACTATAAGAAAGATTATTTTATAGAACAATGATTACAGTAAGATGCACTGCTTGTGGAAAGGAGTTGCAAGGACAGTCAAGTCGGATTATTTGTTGTGGTTGCAGTAACATGACAACTATAAATGAGGATGTTATATCTGCAAACAATATGGATCTTGTTGTATTGTTACAAAACAATAAGAAAGTTAAAAAACAATCTCTTTTTTCTGAAGAAGATTTAAAATATCAAGAGGAGAGACGCAAAAGAAAAGTTAGAAAATTAACCTTTGAAGAAAGATAATGAAAATATTTTTAGACACTGCTGAAGTAGATCAAATTATTGATGGATACAAAACTGGATTGGTTGATGGTGTTACTACTAACCCCACTCTGATCTTGAGGTCAGGTAGAGATCAACAAGAAGTTATTGAAGAAATCTATCAAGCGTGTCCTAACTTAGAGTCTATCTCTGCTGAAGTAGTAGCAGATACTGCTGAAGAGATGGTAGAACAAGCACAACCTTTCATTGACCTTAGTGATAATGTTACAATTAAAGTACCATGTACACGTGAGGGATTGAAAGCTTGTTACGAATTGAGTCACGAAGACATACTTACTAATGTAACTCTTGTGTTTTCAGTGTCACAGGCAATACTTGCTGCTAAGGCAGGTGCATCATATGTTTCTCCTTTTGTAGGTAGAGTAGATGATAATTCTTTTGGGGGTCTATGCCTTGTAAAAGACATCGCTAATACATATAAAAGGCATGATGTTGAAACCCAAATTCTTGCTGCTTCTATTAGAAACGTCAGGGATGTAGGCAGAGCCTTTGAGTATGGTGCAAACGTATGCACTTTACCAGTTAAAGTCTTTGATAAAATGTATGATCATGTCCTAACCGAAAAAGGGTTAGAACTATTCAACAACGACTACCTAGCTGCCATAAAAGAAACATGAAAAATTTCACCGTATACTCTAAGGATGGATGTCCATATTGCCAACAGATCAAAGAAGTATTGAATTTATCAGGATTAAATTATGTTGAATATAAACTTGATGAACATTTTGATTATAAATCATTTCATGAACAGTTTGGCACTTATGCTACCTTCCCACAAGTAGTATTAAACGGTGAGAATCTTGGAGGTTGTCAAGATTCAATAAGATATATGCAAGAAAAAGATATCTGTTGTAACGTATGATAGAACTAACTGAAGAAGAATTTAAGGGAGACCTAGACAAGTATACTATACGTATAGAAAATGGAGAGGATTTCCTTATTAAAAAACCAAACGGTGACAAATATATTGCCACTGACATAACTAAATTTCAAAACCCTTGTGACATATAACCATGAGTATTCGTAAACACATTGAAGCAGCAGATGATGCTCTTCGTTCAGCAATTATTGAAGCACTAGAAAAGAAAAGAGATGAACAACTTGAGACAATGTTTGAAGCTCTTAGTAAAG